CATCCACTGCGCGAACGCCATGCACTTTGGCCTAGCCAATCGCTTCGCGGCCGTCCAGCACGTTCAAGACTTACTTGACCGCCAGCGCGCACGGGTGTGCGTCAACTGCGGCGGCGCGCATACAACCTGGCAGTGCCCTGAGGTGGCCAAGCGGCTGTTTGCGCCGGACGCCAGAGACGTTCCGGCGGAACGTCTCGACTGGAAGGATATCGCGCTGGGGCGCGAGCTGTGCCGCATGCGCTGGAAGGACTTTGGGCGCTTCGTCGCGCTGATCGCAGAGGTGCAGGCGCGCGGCCACCTGTCCAGCTACGCGCGCAGTTACCAGGCGTTCATGGCCAGCTACAGCCCGGACACCAACCTGACGGTCGACCAGGTGCTGACCGTGTGGGATCGGATTATCGGCGAAGCTGCGCAGTGCCTGCCGGTGGCAGCATGAGTTACAGCGTCATGCATCAGCGCTACGGCAATCACCTGAGCACGCGCAACGTGCGGCGCGTGTGGGCGGCGATCACCGCAACACCGTACGCCAGCCAGCGCGAGCTGGCCCAAGCGCTCCGCATCAGCCACGGTGCCGTATCGAGCGCGCTCCGGCTGCTGAAAGACGCCGGCTATATCCAATTCCCGAAATGCGCCAGTCGCGCGGTTGAAGTGCTTGTGCCCTTTGTTGTACAGGAGCTGGAATGAAATGGACAATTTCCTCATCCCGGCCGCGCTCGTGCTCATCGGCACCAACATCGTGTTCGCCTACCTCGCGCATCACTGGCGTGTTATGGCGAAGCTGAACAAGGCGGATGTGCTCAGGGTCGCCCTGGGGGCGGTGCAGCAGCATCGCGACGGCTATGCCGAGGGCTACCAGGACGGTGAGCGCACCATGCGTGGTCGGCTGTACCAGCACGCGCTCAAGGCCGATCGCAGCGGTGGGGATGTGCTTGCGGCGCTCCGGGATGCCGGGAAGATGCCAGGCGAAACAGGCCCAATTGTTCAGGTACTGGAAGAAGTGTAGCAGGGTCGCGACGGCGCGCATACAAGCAGAAGCAAAGCAATGACAACGTTTGCAATCTACACCTATCTGTTCATCGCAACCGCGCTGTACGCCGCGATCCTGTCGTGGAAGAAGCACCTCTGGGAGCCGGATCTGACCTGGCTGGAAGTGGTGATCGGCGTGGCGATCTGCCTGATCGCGCCCTACCTCGATCAGCGGCAGAATGGCCCGCTGACCAGTGAGGTGTACGAGCAGCGGGTGTGGCTGGCGTTCATCGTCGGCGGCATTCCGATCGTGGGATGGCGTGTAGCGTCGAGCGTCCACGCCTGGGTGCGGATTGGCCGGCGTATCTTCCCAAAGGACAGCAATGGCAACACGACCGACCGTGCAACGTCGGTGGCCGCAGAACGCCGAGCAGAGTCGGAAGCAGACGATTGAGCTGGCCGACGCGGCACTGAGCCTGCTCCACGATGCGCGGGCGAAGGTGGACAAGCGCGATCACCCGGCGTTGATCGCGCTCGACCTGGCGGACGCCATGCGCTATCTCGCGGACATCAAGAGGCTGATGGTCGAGGCGAAGATTGGGGTCGAATAATACCAAGGGCGCGCGGCTGAGACTGCCCAGGCCAGCAGAATGCCGCTCACAGACACGCTGAGGATGCCCGAACAACGGGGCGGCCTGCTACCGCTACTCAAACCAACGAACCCAAGGAACAGGCGCTGGCCCCTGAGTCAGCGCCCACCACGGCGGCGCGGAATGTATTGGATTGGGGAATTTGATATGTGTCCGGGGCTTCAGGGCCGACGCCGCCTCCAACTGACTGAAAGGGAACAGCACGATGGCATTACAGCGTACCACCGAAGGCAGAATGAGCGGCCAGCACTCGTATAGCAGGGAAGCAGCCGAGCCGTTCGCGATCCGCACGCTCAGACAGACGTTCCTGGCCTATGGGGCCAAAGAGCAGGCGCGCATTCGGGCGGACGTGATCGCGCGGCTGCGCTACGAGGCCCAGCGCGGTCAGCGCCAGAAGAGCGCGCTGGCGCGGCTGGCGCGCGCGGTGTATGGAATCAAGAGCGAAGATCTGTAGCTTCGAATGACAGTAGAAATAAAGGATCATTGCTATGACCCAGCAACCTATCCCCAGCGCGCAGCTCGCGCGGATTGCGACCGCCACCGGCTACGAGTCGTCCAAGGTCGCACTGATCAAAGATACCATCGCGCGCGGCGCGTCCGACGATGAACTGATGCTCTTCCTTCACCTGGCCCAGCGCAGCGGCCTCGACCCTTTCAGTCGCCAGATCTATTTGATCGAGCGCCAATCGAACGTAAACGGCCAGTGGGTAACCACCCGCCAGCCGCAAACCGGGATCGATGGGTTACGCCTGATCGCCGATCGTACCGACCGCTACTCCCCCGGGCGCGAGCCGAGCTTTACGTATGATCTTGACGGCCGGCTCGACACCGCCACGAGCTATGTCAAAAAATGGGTACGCGGCGAATGGCATGAGGTGGCCGCCACCGCACACTATCGCGAGTATATGCAGGGCAAGAAGGACGGCACCCCCACCAAGATGTGGGCCGAGAAGCCACACATTATGCTGGCGAAATGCGCCGAGGCATTGGCCCTCCGGCGCGCATTCCCGGCCGAGATGAGCGGTCTGTACACCGCCGATGAGATCCCCGCCGGCGATGCACTCACCAGCCTGCCGCCCGCGCCGTGCGCCGATGTCGTGACCGGCGAAGTGATCGACAACGCGCCAGCGCCTATCACCAAGAAGAAAGCTCCCACGCGCGCCGGCATCCTAGAGCGCATTGCCGCGCTCACAGCCGAAGCCGACCAGGCGGAATTGGACGTGGTGCTGCTGAAGCCGCTCGATGAGATGGCCGACGCCGAGCTGATCGCGCACGGCAAGAATTTGCGCGCGGCGATTGATCAGGCACAGGCCGCAGTCGCGCAGCCCGCCGACGTGACGGCATAGCAGGGCGACGATGTGGCCGTCCAATTCATTGATCCGAGCGCCCTGCTTGCGGCGCTCAAACCCTTGCCCGTGCCTTCGCTGCCACGTCCGCCGAAGGAAGCGCCGCCCAGAGACGATACGCCCGTGCGGCGTGGATTGCGCCGCGCGCCGCCGGATGTGCGCGACCGACCGTACGTGAACGTTACTGAAGGACAAGCCGTGATTGAGCAGGCGATAACCGAGTACCTGGCCGATGCGATGCCTGCCCATATGCTGCTGATCGCGGCTCCCGCCGGGATCGGGAAAACCACCCTGGGCGTGCGTGCAGCCGAGACGGCAGCGGCCGGCGGGCAAAAGGTGATGTACGTCGGCCCGCGCAAGGAGTTCTTTAGTGACCTGATGGCCTTAGCGATCCGCCCGCAGTGGTGGTATGCCTGGCAATCGCGGCACGATGGCGGCGCGATTGGCCTTAACGCCACCTGTCGCTGGGCGCATCAGATCGCCAGCTGGCAGCAGCGCGGCTATGCGGCCAAGTCGTTTTGCAGCAACCCGCGCGTGTGCGGCTGGAACTATATGCACACGGCCTGTAAGTATTACGCCCAAGAGCAGCATGCCAAAGATATCGTCTTCGCCCAGTATGAGCACGTCGCGATGGGACACCTGCTGATGCAAAAGATGCACCTGATCATCGGCGACGAATTGCCCATCCGCGCATTCCTCCATCCGTGGACGATCCCCGCCGCCGCACTCGTGCCGCCGCAGCTGGAACCTGGTCCAATTGCCGATTTGGCGCAGCGGCTACGCACCCTCGCATCAGTCCCCAAGGTGGTTTGGCGCGGCACTGAGTTGCTCGACGCCATTGGCGGCGCGGCACATATTAAACACCTGTCACGCGCCTATCGTCAGGATGTGTCATTCGCGGCCTATGAGCCTGAATTGCGCACCGCCTACGACGCCGAGGATGTGCCGTATTTCCATATTCCCTGGCTGTTGCAGCTGCTGCATCGTGAGGCCGAGCGTGCGCTGGCGGGCAAAGAAAGCATCAGTCGCGTGCGCGTTGACTCGTCGGGGCTAACCCTGCTGTTACGCCGCGCGCCGCGCAATCTGCCGCCGCATGTCATTTGGCTTGATGCCACCGCAAACAGCGCGCTGTACACCACGCTGTTTGGACGGCCCGTGCAGGTGGTGCGGCCAGATGTGGCGCTCAAAGGCACCGTGCGTCAGGTGTGGGCCGGGCTGAATAACAAGATGGGTGTGTCCACCGATGGGTTGCTCGACAGCGCCAAAACCGATCACCTTCGGCAGCAGATCGCGCGCATCCTCAGCCGTGGCTATACCAACCCGGCATTCATCAGCTACAAGGATCTGGTCGCGACCCTTGCGCCGGTCGGCACGCCTGCCGAGATGCTGGCGCACTTTGGCGGTAGCCGTGGCACGAATCGCTTGCAGGAATGCGATTGCCTGATTGTGGTTGGCGCACCGCAGCCCCCCACGCCGCAGCTGCTGGATATGGCCGCGATGCTGTACCACGAGCGCGACGATCCGTTTGATGCCACCTGGTCAACGCTGGATCGACCGTTCGAAGGCCAGCCGTGGGCCTGGCCGATTGGCGGCTTTTGGAATGATCCGGCGCTCCAAACGTTGCTCGATCAGGCGCGCGAGTCCGAACTGGTACAGGCGATCCATCGCGCGCGCCCGCTGATCCGCAATGTTGATGTGTGGCTGCTCACCAACGTACCGCTCCAGGATCTGCCGGTCGAGCTGGTCAGTCTGCGTGACCTGTTCGATGCGCCCGAGGGCGTCGATCCCTACCGCTGGCCCGAGGTGGTTGCGCTGGCCGAGTCGCGGATGGACGCCGCCGGCATTGTGACGACCGCCGATCTGGTCGATGCCACGCTGTGTCAGAAGCCAGCCGCGAAGCGCTATCTTGAGGCGCTGGCGCTGCTCAATGGATGGGATGTTATCACTGCGCCAGCCGCCGGCCGGGGCAAACCGCCGCTGGCATGTGTAAAGCATAAACAGGAATTGAATAAGTAATACTCCCCTATAAGTAATCTATAGGAGTCTGTTACTTATTCGAATCGCCCTTAACACCTTACAGGGAACGACGATGCACCTCCGACCCTACCAAACCGACGCGATAGCCGCCACCGTGGTCGCCTGGAGCGACCACGCCGACGTACTGGGCGTAGCGGCCACCGGCGCGGGCAAGACCGTGCTACCGTTTGGTTCGCGCTTCAATCGCTTCCCGCAGCAAGACCAGGATTTCAGCATTCAACGAACGGGTATCCTGCTGAGCGAGCGCAACGAGCTTGGCGTGAACTTCTTCGGGAATGCGGATCGTGATTTTCTTTTCCATAACCACTCCTATGATGCTACGAATTGCCGCCATAATACCACCATTGCGCCACTTACGCTAATTGACAATGCGCCAATATGCCGCTATAATAACGGCGTAGTAGCGGCATATCAAGAGGCGTTTATGAGCTGGTTTCGCAAACCAAACCGAACGTGTGAAATGTGTGGCAAGGGCTTTTATACCCCGCCGAGTCGGGTAGCGATAGGGCATGGGCGGTTTTGCTCGAAAGCCTGCATGGGACGTGAGCGAGATCGGCGTGTTGAAATTGCCTGTGAGACTTGCGGTACACGATTTCTGATCAATGCCTATGAAGTGGGCAGGCAGCGGTTTTGTTCTCCCTCATGCGGCATGCGGTCACGATCCGGTGAGCGCGGGCCACGATGGAAGGGCGGAGAAGTCGAGGTGAAATGCGGATGGTGCGGCAAGCCATATATGGTCAGACGATACCGCGCAGAAGAAACAACGTTTTGCTCGCATCGCTGTAAGGGCGACTGGATGACTGCTACGAACGTGCGAGAGCATCACCCGAATTGGCGCGGTGGATTTTCCCGCGCTGATTACCCGCGTACATTCAACGAGCGTTTCAAAGAGATGATCCGTGAACGCGACAACCGCTGTTGTGCGCTTTGTGGCAAACCTGGCAAGGAAGTTCACCACATTGATTATGTGAAAGCGAACACAACGCCAGAGAACTGCATCACGCTCTGCCCTTCTTGCCACAGTCGAACAAACGCTAATCGTGACAGATGGGCAGTGGCCTTGCGGATAGTGATGCGAGAGCGAGGCTACTGATGCAGCTCCGAGAATATCAAATTCAAGCTATAGAGGCTGTGGAGCGCGCATGGGAAACACACAGCGATGTATTGGGGGTTGCTGCAACAGGGGCAGGGAAAACCGTTATTTTCATCGCCCTTGCGGTACGTCAAACATTGCACAATCCAAACGCTAGAATTTGCGTACTGGCGCACCGGGAAGAATTGATCCATCAGCCGATCGAGCGCCTACGCGCCGTGGCCGGCGAGTGGCTGCTGACCGGATCGCTCGATAAGCCGCGCGTGGGCCTGCTGCTGGGTGAGCAGAAAGACTACGACCGGCAGCTGACCGTGGCCACGGTACAGACCCTGGCCCGGCCCAAGCACCTGGCGAAACTCTTGGAGGCCGGTCCCATCGACTACCTGATCACCGACGAGGCGCATCACGCGATATCGCCCAGCTACCTGTGCGTGGTGGCCGGTTTGCGCGCCGCCAACCCCAATCTGAGGCACCTCGGGGTAACGGCCACCCCGCAGCGCGGCGATGGCCTCGCGCTGGCGAACGGCTTCACGCATACCGCGTTCACGGTCACGATTGCCGACCTGGTACGCCAAGGCTATCTGGTCAAACCCAGCTGGTACGCGATCAGTACCCAGATCGACCTGGCCGGCGTGAAGACCCAGGCGGGCGATTTCCAGCAGACCCAACTGGCCCAGCGGTTTGACACTGACGCCTGCCGACAGGTGGTAGTGGCCGCGCACAAAGAGTATGCAGCCGACCGACCGGCGATTGCCTTTACCGTGTCCGTGGCGGGCGCGTACGACCTTGCAGCGGCATTCAACGCGGCTGGCTTCTCGGCAATGGCGGCCGACGGCACGACCGACAAGCAGGTGCGGCGCCAGATCCTGGCCGACTTTCGCGCGGGCACGTTTCAAGTGCTGGTCAACTGCGGATTATGGACAGAGGGTCTCGACGTGCCCGAGATCGCCTGTATTCACCTGGCACGGCCGACTCGCAGCGACGGGCTGTATATTCAGATGGTTGGCCGTGGGCTGCGTCCGGTGCCTGGCAAAAGCGACTGTTTGATCCTCGACTACATCCCGGCTGATGCACGCAACGTCGCGATGCTGGGCGATATCCTGGGCTGCCCGATCCCGCGCGACGAGTTGCTCAAACAGTTCAAAAAGCAGGATCAGCAGGGCGCAACCCAGATCGGGTTCACGTTCGATGGTGACGACTTCGAAGGACAGGGCGATGCGGCCGGCGTGAACTTCCAGATTGTGGCGAAAGAGTTGCACTATCTGGAAGCATCGCCCTGGACGTGGCACCGCCGCGACGGGCTGCTGACGCTCGGCTGCGGACGCGGTGGCGACGGACGCGAGCGCATCTTGGCTATTCGCGACGGACAGCTGTGGGGCGTGTGGCGCGAGGGCGAGCAAGATAGTCAGGGCGAGTGGAAGGCGCGCGGCATGTGGGCAGCGCGGCCCATCCCCGCCGCCGATCCGTTCATTCTCGGCGAGCAACTGGCCAGCAAACACGCCAGTCAGGAGCTGGTGGCGAAAGGCCGCGCGTGGCACAAAGCGTCGGTGTCTGAAGGTCAGGCGCGCTTTCTGGCCAGTCTGAGCAAGGGCGCGCTCCGCAAGAGCGAGATCGAGCAGCTTAGCCGCGTCGATGCGGCCAATTTGATCAGCCATTACCAGGCCGTGCAAGCAATCGCACGGTTTGAAACAGCCGTTATGAGCGAAGCAGTGGAGGCAGCAGCGTGAGTGACACATTCGAACAGTGGGCGATTTTGGAATTGATGGGACACCGGCGATTAGCAGGCCGACTCTCCGAGGCGACAATCGCAGGCGCAAACTTTGTTCGCATTGATGTACCCGGTGCTGATGGGGTTGTGGCTACGCAGTTCTATTCGCCCCAAGCAGTGTATGCAATCACGCCGACCACGGAAGCAATCGCGCGCGGCGTGGCGCTGCGCAATCAACCCGAGCCAGTCCAATCGCTGGGAACTGCCCGCGCCGGCTGGCCGCACGACCCCCGAGCACCTGGAAGACACCGAAGAAGACGAGCCGGCGGAAGAGCGATACACCCAATTTGGCTACGCTGGCGAATTTGACGACGAATAGGGAACGACGATGCCTAGCGAGTTGCAGACACCGAAACTTGAACATATCACAAGGGCGTGTAAGCGCTGCGGCGCACTGATGCAGATCAAGGTCAATCGCACAACCCGTGAGCAGTTCTTTGGATGCACCGCGCACCGGCCCGATGATTGGGACAGTTGCCAGTACACCGAACCACTACCTGAGTCGATCAGGCTCAAACGACAAGGACAAAAAGGAATGTTCGACGATGAATAGCTACTCCGCTTTCTTGCCCGTGTTCTTTTCGATCATCTGCCGTGCCGCCGCCAGCGTGTGCTCTTTTGCAAACGCGGCCATAGAGACGCTCGCATAGGCGGCGGCAACGCGGATGAGCTGATGTTCTTCAGGGGTGAGATAGATCGACAGGCGCTTGTCATTTGGGTTTTGCGGCATCGTGTCACCTATGGTATAATAGTGCTAGTAGCGCTACTGTAGCTACTATGGTCACAAGGGCTATTATACCATAGGTGCTGATATGGCATTGTATTACGTTTACGCATTGGCACGGCCCATCAAGGTAAGGCGCTCGGTTGATTGGCGCATCTTTTACATTGGCAAGGGCAAGGATAATCGCGTATTCGGTCACGAGAAAGAGGCCCGATCAGGGCATCATTGCCACAAGTGCAATGTGATACGAAAAGTGTGGCGTGGAGGCGATGAGATTCAGCGCTATATCCTGCTCACCACCGAAAGCGAGCAAGAAGCACTTGCATACGAACGCGAAATGATCGCATTACACGGGAGAGAAAATCTAACGAACCTAATAGACGGCGGAGAGGGGACGAGTAATCCCTCAAAAGAAACGCGCGAACGGATGCGCGTTGCTCATCTCGGCAAAAAGCAAAGTCCAGAACTGGTAGAAAAGCGCGTTGCCCATCGTCGAGGAAAGCAGCATTCGCCAGAAACGCGCCAGAAGATGAGCGAGACAGCGCTGCTTCAATCACCTGAAACGCGCGCTCGAAAGTCCAGGGCAATGAAAGGACGCAGCCCGCATCCTGTGACAATTGCTGCATCTATCGCGCATTGCGCGAAAACGTATATCGTCACATCCCCTGATGGAGTTGAATACGAGATAACGAACCTTGCAGCGTTTTGCCGAGATCGTGCCCTTCGTGCTGTGAGTATGAATGCAGTGGCAAATAACACCCGGTCTAAGTCTCATCGTGGATGGAAATGCAGGCACAAAGAGATCGACAATGAGCAGTGACGCCATATTTAATCAACTCATAGATCATTTCGGCAAACAGCCCAATCATAATGGGTTTGTCAATGTGGAATGTCCTTTTTGTGGCAAGAGGGGGAAGTTTGGCTTTTGCGATAAGTATTACAAATGCTTTTCGGGTAGTTGCGTAGGGACTGGCAGCCTCTGGGATCTCGCAGAAAAACTGCGCGTAGGTTTTATCGCCGTAGAAACCGCAACCAAAATAACGCGCAATAAAGAACAACCCCTGCGTGATTGGCAGCAATCGCCAGATCCCTATATCAATCGTTATTGCGAGGCATTTGATCGCATAGAGGCGTGGCAGCGCTATAAACCACTTTCGCTTGATATGATCGCGCATTGGAGGCTAGGGGTGGGAAAGTTGCCATTTACCGACGAAAACGGGCGTGTTTACTTTGGTAAATACCGCAGACTCATCGTTCCTACTTTCTCGCAAGGGAAGCTTGTAGCACTTGAGGGGCGCGCCTTTCATCCTGACGATACTGGCGCAAAATGGATTTGTGCCACCGGAAGCAACAAACGCGTGTTATTCAACGCCGATTTATTGAAACCAGGATGCACGGTGATTATTTGTGAGAACAAAACTGATGCCCTCCTGGTGATGCAAGCGGCCCCCGATGTAGTGGCCGTGGCCGGCGGCGGTGCCAGCTGGCAGGACGCCTGGACAGCGCAAATCGCGCAGAGCAAGCCCAAGCAGGTGCTGGTGTGGCTGGATAACGATGGCCCTGGTTGCCCGAACGCCGAAACATATCGCGCGTTTGTTGCTGATTGGAAGCAAAAACACCCGCAAGCGGATCGCATTCCAGAACCCAACGGCCCCAAAATCGCCAATGCGCTCTTGGAAGCCGGTGTCAAGGCCAGCGTATACCAGTGGCCGAACGGCACACCAGCCAAAGCCGACATCGGGATGGCGCTGATGCGCGATCAGGTGGCCGTATGACCGACCAATCAACGATGCTCGACGTAGCCGTGCCAGCTGAGCGCACGCGCACCGCGAAAGACGGCATCATTCGGCGCAAGGATCTGAGCCACTCGATTATCGACTGTCATCGGGTCGAGGACGCTATCTGGCGCGAGCTGCGCGATCAGGGCTGCGATGAACAGTCCAACGCGCTCGCCATTGATCAGGCGCTCGATCAGCTGGCATGCCCGCCGTGGTGCGAGCAAGCCGCCTGGGATCGGATTGCCGAGAGCTTTCGCACCTGGTCGACGATTTTTGGCAATCTGGTGCTGTTTTGGCAATTACGACGGAAGCGAGAGGGGTAGATGAACAACCATCCGACCATCCTTGCCCTCGATGCCAGCTCGACCATGATTGGGTTTGTGGTCTACGCCGGCCAGGTGCTGGCCTTTGGCGAGCACAAGCTGGCCGGCGGTGACATCGCCACGCGCTGCCAGACGGCCTATGACGTTCTGACGCTGCTGCTGAGGCGCTGGCCTGCCGTTGATGTCGTGGCGATTGAAAGCCCGGCCAGTCGCTTTAAGAAGAGTCTGATTCCACAGTGCGAAGTGCGCGGGGCGCTGCTGCTGGCGTGTGCGCAGCAGTGGAAGCCGCACTGCGATGTCAGTCCGACCGCTGCGAAGTTCGCGCTGGCCGGGATGGGGAACGTCGGGAAAGAAACGATGCAAGCCCGGGCGCGTGCTTATGGAGTGATTGGTGAGCATGCCAGCGATGCGCTCGGCGTGGCCTTGAGCGCGTGCAAGCAGATACAGGTGGTGGCATGAAACCGCCCATCAACAACGCCCAGCTATGCGCGGAGTATCGCGCGGGCGCATCGCTCAAGGCGCTCGGGGCGAAATATCAGCGCAGCCACACCGCGATCCTGTACCGCCTGATGCGGCAGGGCTGTGAGCGCCGGGTCAATGGTGCGCCGCTGGGCAATCAGAACTGGAAAGGCACACACGATGCAAGCGTATAACGACTTTCTCTCCACCCGCCTGTCCGCGCCGCCCAACGTCGGCTTTGCCATCAAAGCGCAGGATCTCCATCCATCACTGTTCCCGTTTCAAAAGGAATGCGTGATACGGACACTGGCGCAAGGTCGATCGGCCGGATTCCTCGACACGGGATTGGGCAAGAGTCGGATCATCCTGGAATGGATGCGCCTGGTCGCCGCGCACACCCACCGCAAGTGCCTGCTCTTGGTGCCCTTAGCCGTGGCACATCAGTTTGTACGCAGTGAAGCGCCGGCGCTGGGCATCGAGCTGGCCTACTGTCGTTCGCAGGCTGATGCCGACGCCAGCGGCTGCGATCTGATTGTGACCAATTACGAGATGGCCAGCCGCTTCGATGCCCAGCAGTTTGCCGGCGTGGCTTTGGACGAGGCGGATATTATTTCGAACTTCGTCGGCAAAACGAACCGGCTGCTGACGGATATGTTCAAAGCCACACCGTACCGGCTCGTCACCACGGCCACACCGGCACCGAACGACCTGATCGAACTCGGCCGCTACTCGCAGTTCCTGGGGATTATGGACAGCGGCGAGATGCTGACGCGCTACTTCATTCGGGATAGTCAGAGCGCGGCCACGCTCCGCCTCCGTCACTGGGCTGACGCCGGCCCGTTCTGGGATTGGCTCACCAGCTGGGCGATTTGCATCGGGCTGCCCAGCGACCTGAATCCGAACTATTCCGACGATGGCTACATCTTGCCGCCGCTGGATATCCAGCAACATACCGTTGATGTGGATTATGGCCGCGCTTTGGCGCAAGGTCAGCTGTTTCCCGATGCCCGACAATCGGCCACGAACCTCTGGGCCACGAAACACGAGACATTTCAATCGCGCTGCGAATTGTCAGCCGAGCTGGTCAGTCGCAAGCCAACGGATCCCTGGATTGTGTGGTGCTCGACCGACGAAGAGAGCCGGCTGCTGTGTAAGCTCATCCCCGATGCCGTGGAGGTCAAAGGTAGCCACACGCCCGAGCAGAAAGAGGCGCGACTGGTTGCCTTCACGACCGGCGAAGCGCGTATCCTGGTCACAAAGCCAAAGATCGCAGGGCAGGGATTAAATTTTCAGCACTGCGCGGATATGGTCTATTGCTCACCAACGTTCTCGTTCAGGCACTTCTATCAGGGTCTGCGGCGCATCTATCGCTTTCGCCAGCGGCGCAACGTGACGTGCCACGTCGTGATTGCCGAGACCGAAGAGAACGTGATCGCAGCGGTCGACCGCAAACAAGCCCAGCACCGGCAGCTGCACGCCCAGGCGCGGCAGGCGATGCGCCGCCAGCGGGCGCTTGAAAGCGATTGGCGGGTCGCTGAAGGCGAGACACGTCCGTTGGCGCTGCCGCAGTGGTTGAAAGCAGCTTAGACAGAGGAAACAACGATGCAAACCGGAACCTGCTTTGATAGTTCCATCGGTGAGCGGTACGCGCTGTATCACGGCGATAGCGTGCTGGCGCTGCCGGGCCTGCCAGATAACGCGGTTGGCCTATCGGTCAGCTCATGGCCGTTCAGCGATCAGTACGCCTATTCACCGTCCATTCACGATTTTGGCAACTGCGATTCGCAAGAAGACTTCTTCGCCCAAACGGACTATCTATTGCCGGAGGTTTATCGGATCACGATCCCCGGTCGGTTCGCGATTGTGCATGCCAAGGATCGGATTATCTACGGGAGCCGGAACGGTGGCTATCGCAAGATCGACCGCTTCAGCGACCGTTGCGCCGATGCGATGGAAAAGCACGGTTGGCAGTTCTACGGCCGCATCACCGTCGCGACTGACCCCGTGCGCGAGAACGCCCAAACGAACAACCTGCCTTATAGCGAGCTGAAGAAAGACGCCAGCCGCTACGGCGTTGGGATGCCCGAATACCTGCTGCTGTTTCGTAAGCCGCACACCACGACCGCTGAGGGCGGCCAGTGGAGCGACGCGCGGATCGACAGTATCACGGACGAGAACTACGGCCTGCCGCGCTGGCAGCTCGATGCTAATTCGTTTTGGCGCAGCTCGGGCGATCGTCAGCTGATGCCCTGGGAGCAGAGCGGCTACAGCTACGCCACCCACATCGCCTACCTGGAAGATCTGGATCGCAAGATCCTGCTGGGCCGCGCGCACGGCCAGCCGCTGCCGGTCGATAACGATTGGGTGTGGTGGGACATCCAAAGGATCAAGGTGCTGAACGGCAAGGTGGCAAAAGAATCCGAGGACGAAAAGCACATCGCGCCGCTCCAGTACGACCTGATCGAGCGCTGCATCACGCGCTGGTCGAACCCCGGCGACGTGGTGCTGGATTACTTCGCCGGCATCGGTAGTGTGCCCTGGCAAGCGATTCGGATGGATCGCAAGGGACTCGGGATTGAGCTGAAGCGGTCGTACTACGAGCTGGCCTGCCGGTTTTTGGCCGAACAGGAATTGCAGCTGGCCCAGCCGCGCATGTTCGATATGGCCGAGCTGGAGGCGGCATGATCACTCAGCTTTCCCTCCTTGCCGACATGCCCGATAACGAACTACGGGAGCCGCTCGTCAAGAAGCCCAGCGTGCCGGTGGCGCGGCGCATCGGCGGCAAATGGTGTTGGCTCGTGTTTGGCACGAACGACTACGCGCACGAGCCGGCGCTCGAACAGATTCTGCTGGCCGCGCTGGCACGGCAGGAACACAGGAAGGCTGCGTGATGCCGACGATCCCCGCCGCGCTCGATCCGACGCTCGACAAGGCGACGGTTCTCCAGCTGAGAACCATCGGCGTAGAGTATCTGAGCACGCACTACTCGCGCTACTGGCGTGAATGGGAACATCGCATTGTGGTTACAACCGAGCGTGGTCACCGGCACACGCTCATCAAGAATGACCAGGGTATCGCGGCGCTGTTGGGCCAGAGCCTATCGCATGGGGAAGGGGATCGTGATGCGCACTGAGTTGATTGCACTGATCGTGTTGTTCCTGGTGCTGCTGGTGCTGATCGTCGTCGCGCCAGGGCTGTTGCGATGAAGGGGCACACCGACGCCCGCCGCGCCTACGTGGCGCGCATCATCGATCGACTGAGACACCAGTACGGTGAGCGCGCGCTGCTGCCGAGTGGCGAGCGGCTCTCGCTCCAGCTGCTCCAGCGACTGTTCCGGTGTGTGATTGCGGAACATCAGGAGTAGAGCGTTATGGCAAAACAACTTTTTCTCACGCTCGAAGAAGCGGCAGAGGTGCTGCGACTCGAAACCACCGCAACGGTAGTAAAATGGGCCAAAGAGGGGCGCATTGTCGTAATTGGCGAGCGCCGCGCGCTCCTCGTCCCCCTTGAATCTATCGAAGCGTATGCGAGAGGAGAGTCCGCATGGCACCAAAAAAGAAGCCAATCAAACAGTCCCGACGCAAGCCAGGAACCGGAACCATCCGCCGCAAACCAGGGCGGGCGCTCCCGTTCGAAGCGGCGTTCAAACACAGTGACGACTCCACACAATACGACTATTTCGGTACAGCCGAAGAAGCTGCGGCGCATCTTGACGGACTGATCGCGGCGCGCGACGATGCGCACGCGCCGCGCAATATTGCCAAAGGTTCACAAACGGTTATTCAATTCCTTACCTCCTGGCTTCAAATTAAAGCCGCGCACGTTTCCGAAAAAACCCTCCAGGACTATAAATATCAATGTGATCTCGCCGCCGACAAGATCGGGCGTGAGCGCCTGGTGTCGGTTGATAGGCTCATGGCCGATACGATGCTCGCCAGCTTTGCGAAGCAGGGTTACAAAAATGTCGGCCAAATGCGCATGGTACTCAAACAGGCGTTCGATTATGCCGAAGATAACGACTATATCAAAAAGAATCCTTTTCGGAAGTCCACCGCCCCGCGCACCAAGCACCGCAAAGCAAAGGCGCTGATCGAGAAGCAGCGCGCGATCCTGCTCGAAGCGGCAAAGACTGAAGATGGAATGCCGCTTGAGCCACTGTGGCACCTCTGTAGCCGACTTGCGTTCCGGCGTGGCGAGGCGTTAGGGTTGCGCTGGTCTGACATTGATTTTGAAACAGCGACGATTACGATACGCCAGCAGCGCACTACGGTGGGCAACCGCACGGTGACGAAGGACGCGCCCAAGGGCGATAAGGATGGCAACAAGGTGCGCATGGTGCCAGGGCTGCCTGATATGATGGCGATGCTGAAGGAGTTTCGGCAGGCGCAGATCAAGCGCGCCAGCGCCGATCCTGATTGGGAAGTCAACGGGCTGGTGTTCGTCGGCGAGCACGGCCGCCCGCCCGCCGCCATCACGGTGAACCGGCGGCTCGCTACGCTCGTCGACCGTGCTGATCTGCCGCGCGACGTGCACCCGCACGATCTGCGCCATACCGCGCTCACGATCCTGGCGCTTTCTGGTGTGCCGGCCAATGTGCGCAAGGCGTTATCCGGTCACAGTACTGCGAAGATGGATGAGCTGTACACCTCGCACGCCGCGCTTGAGGATATTCGACGGGCGCTGGGGGCGTAGCATGGATAATCAGTGGACAGAAATAGCTCATTATGTTGTTCCACTTTATGCATTCATGGGGCAAGTGCGATTAGGACAACGGCATGGGCTTTTTGTTTACTACGTGCAACTTAATGAGTGTCTTTATGTAGGACAAACATACAACGGGGTTCGCTTGCGACTATGGAGGCATGTACGACAACGAACGCCGTTAGGCGAGTGGATTTGTACAAATGAGTTTGTCGATCCGGAACCATCCTGCGGAGTAATCGCAGTAAGCAATAATCTCGATATGGCAGAGCGATACTATATTTCATTATTTGGCCCAACCCTAAACATCGTCCAGTATAAGACGAGTACTATCATTTCACCAATAACAAGATCGTCTATTTCTGAGTTGGCAATCGCGCGTCCGATGGGGCTGGAATTTGGAGCGATGACAGGACGAAGAAAAGATGGTGTATGGGCAGGCGAAAACATATCAATGCCCCACACAGAGCGCAGCGACTTAGACGGCTTGTATGAAAAAGCGTACAGAGATCCAAATCACCCCGACTTGAGAACCCCTTGACACATATGTTATACTGCGTATGACAAGGTATGACAAAGGCGAACGATGAGTAAGCGAACCACCATCCGCATCCCCGATGATGTGTATAGTCAACTAAGTGAGCGGGCGCAAGCCGAACAGCGAACGGTGAGTAATCTCGTTATTTTGCTTCTCAAACAATCGCTCGAAAACAAAATGAACGTGGCAACGAACGTGGCAGACGCCGGTAACAGGGCCGAGACACCGCAGCACAATGCCTAAATACAACGAATACGTTCCCTGTTTGAAGGATATGTAACCAGGGGTATGCGTAGTGCGGTTTATGGCATTCTGGCGCATTCTTACGTGCGTTTACTTGTGTTTATTCGTGTCTCTCTGTGTGTGTGAACGTGGCAACGAACGTGGCAGGAGATCGAACATGAACCACCACAACATTTTAATCAACCAAGGAGCATGCCATGGAAGGATTTGAACCACGCCCGAAGGCGAGCCAGGCCGTGGCCGCGCAAAAGCGCGCCCGGCAGACCGCCGATCAGCCGTCCAACGACGCGCCGATCCGGCCGCAGCACCTGCCGCTGGCTACCTGCGCGGGTGTGATCATCCTCGCGATGATCGGCATGGCGAGCTACCAGCTCGTCAGCGGCCCCACGGCGTTGCAGCTTCCGGCGTCCACCCAAGCACCCGCACAGGTGTTCGAGAGAGCGCCCACGGCTTTACAGGAAGCCCCTAGCGCGACGATAGCGCCTGAGCCTACCTCAGCTATACCCCCGCCCGCCACAGCGGCTCCTGTAGAGCCTCCACCGCAGACGGGCCAGGGCATGACCGTAGATGTGTGGATACCCGAGCCGACACCCGCGCCGCCGCCCGCGCCGAGCTACGTAGAAAACGTCGGACAGCAAGCCAAGCATAGTCCGCGTGGCGGGCTGTGCGGGCCGACCGGCGGCGACTGTGCGCCGGGAGTACCGTTCGGTATCGACAACAGCCAGTATATCCAAAATGTCGGGACGCAAAAACCCCATAAAGTGAGGTAGGCATGACCGACGATAACGACATGGCGCGGCTCTCCGCCGACCTCGCGCAACGCTGCGCGCGACTGACGGTTGAACTGGAGGCGGCGCGGGTGCTTGAGCGGGAATTGCGCGCGGCGCTGGCGCAGACACAGCGCGCGCTGGAGGCCGAGCGGGTTGCACGGCAGGCGCGGGATGCGCTGCTTCAGGCAATTGAAATGACAACCACCGACGCGGCCGTGCGCACGGCGATCCAGCGCGCACGGGAGGAGCATTAGTATGGCATTCACACAAGACGTTTCACCAACGCACGCCGTCCGTAGCGAGTCGCTGGCGAATGGCAAGCCGGTGGTGCGCACGCGCAGTGGGGGTGAGTGGGGCATTGGCATCGCATTGATCGTGTTCGGTAGTATTGGATGGCTAGCCGGCGCACGCTATACGCTGTTCGGCTGGGTAACAGGGTTGAATATGTTCCTGACATGGATCGGGCTACCGCTCGTGGTGCCCGTGCCGGTCGGCTGGTGGATACTCATGATGTTCCCGCTGGGGGTGGTCTACTCGCGCGTGGAGATGCAGGTGTGGACAGCACACCGCCGGCATGGGCAGGCGCTTGCGCTGTTTATGGTAGGCTGGCTCATCGTTGTTTTCACCGATGTGTTCACAACCTATCTCGGCGTGCGGTCGCCAGCGCCCGACGCATGGCCGATTACACAGACCGTCGCTGCTTCTGCGTTTCTGTCGCTGGTGTGGGCCGCGATCTTGACATTCGTATCCGACTGGCTGATAATTGGCGGCGTAAGACTTCTACGTCGATAGGTGGTGCCATGACGATGCAAGATGTACTTGTGGTTGGTGGCGGTACGATCTTCCTGCTGATCACATTTCTAATCGCCGGCTATCTTATGCGCAGCGGCTCGCCTGATCTATGGGGGCTGGTGCGCAGGTACGTGGTGGTCAAGATTGCGGACGCCGAACCAGTTTCAGGCGACATACGAACCAGTTCTTGTCGTGGTTCGACTGGTTCTTGGACGCCGGTTCCTGGGCAGCAGCAC